CGATCATCGTCCAAAGTTTGTTGATAAGCCAAAGGTGTTTTCTCAGCCCATCGGCTAATGGTTTGAAAATCAATTTCATCACCCACACATAATACACTGTCAAATCTTTCACGCTTAGCCAGCTTGATGACATTCTTGACAGCTGTTTCATGATGGTACGGAATTTGCAAATCACTTATTACTAAGTATCGCTTAATCGTCATCCTCATCGTCAGTTGGATCTATGGATGGGATGATCCCACCATCGCCCACAATCCAATCAGGGAAAGTCTTATGTTCAGTCATCAGCCAAAATGCGTGCTCAGGTGTGAATCCTGCTTTTCTTGCTGCTTTATAGCATTCATGTAAAGCCATGTAATGTTGATCAATCTTTGTTAATGGCTCAGGAGTTTGGCGAACGACTCGACGATTAATCTTTTTGCGTTTGATAGGTTTTCGTGTGTTCGCCATGTCAGAAATTATTTCTTAACTAATAGCAAATATAGATCATCGACACGCTGTTCAAGTCGATTCATTTGATCTTTTAAGGAACTGCCTCCGTTTGGCTTAAGTTCGGCTAAGTAAGATTTAATAACCCAACGCAGACCCATAAATAAACTGCCTGATACGGCGCATACGCCAGATGCGATAGCGACCCAATCGTTTGCCGTCATTTGGCATTGATTCCATAATCAACTTCGCTCCCGGACTTTGGATCTAATGCTTTGGCAATTGGTGCAACTAATGCTCCAGCAAGAACTGCTAATTCTGGTCGAATATCAGCAACAATGGCAAGTGCCACAGTAATGCCTGAAGCTGCAACAGCTCTCAAATATGACTTAATTGCTGCTTTGTGTTTTTTGCTTAGTTTCATGAATTGCCTCCTAGTAGTGGGATGTTAAAAAACTCGCCTGATTGATTTGGCTTGAATGAAATATGGATGTGCTTGGTGTGAGGATTAATTCCCTTATATTTTCGCCAACGCCAATTTAATAGTTTGCTGGCAATATGATGATTATGAATAACATATTTGATTCGCTTATCTGTTTTGCCAGCAATGCGGATTTGATCAGCAAGGTAGGCAGATATTCCTTCAGCTGCACCAAGATCTGCTGTTATGTCGATAGCACAAACTTCACCCGAAGGCAAGGCGTTGTGATCCGATTTTACTTTTTGATGCCTAGCGTCTGAAATCCAACCATCCGATTTTCTAGATCTATCAGGAAAACAGTCATCAATTTGTTCCCGTAATTGGACAGCTGCTTTAGATAGGTAAGGCTTCATTACATTAAGCGGAAGGTTTGCCTAGTGTTAAACCCTCTGGAATTGGTTTGCTATATTCCCATTTTGCAATATAAGCACCGACGCCATCTGAATCATCTTGTATTCTGATTGACCCATGAGCAAATTCCTTCTCTTTAAGTTCAGGATAAGTTTCTTTAATAAACACATATAAATCCATTTTATGCTCCTAAATATTGAACTTGGAATCTTGTATAAGTTTGTCCGCCAATTATATTTAACGCACCGCCACTATTTTGATAAGCGTGTATTTCAAAATAATCAGTTGCAACTGCGTCTAACATTCTGCTACCAGTTCCAATCGTATAAAAAGATGATACACCTGCGCTTAAATATAATTGACCAAAAGCATTTCCATTTTTGTAAATGCCAAAACTTCTAACTCCAGTAGATGAACTATCATTATAGACAACTGTTGCAACAAATAAATACTTACCATTTTTACCAGATGGAATCGTTATTCTGCTAGTGTTTGTTGAATTATCGTGGAAAGAATCTGTATCATATTCTTCAGTATTAAATGTTAATGCAGTCCAAGTTCCGTTGTTAATGCTTTGGTCAGCAGATTTGTATAATACACAACCAACTGCACTACCGCCAGCAGCAGCACCCCATTCAGGAGCAGTTGCTCCAGCGTTAACTTTTAGAACTTGACCTGCTGTTCCAATCGCTAGTCTACCTAAAGTATCGGCAGCAGTTCCATAAACTAAATCTCCAGCAGCATCTATTACTGTGTTTTGAGTATCGCTAACATATTTCAAACCTGTTGCTTCGCTACTTGCTGCAACCAATCTTTGATTGTCAGTTCCAACTGCAAGGCGTGCTGGAGTATCAGCAGCCGATGCTGCAACAATATCTCCCTTAGCATCAACAATTGCATTTTGAATTGCATTGCTATCATCTTGTGCAACCCATGTAAAATCCATATCAGTATTTGTTGCTTTGCTCAATACTTGACCAGTTGTTCCACCTTTAAGATCAACCAAAGATGTATCAATGGCTGAACCTAGTGTGCGGATAGCAGCTGCACCATCCTTAACCAGATCTGTGTCGTCCGGTGTTTCCCAATTAAAATTCGTTGTGTTTGCCATATTAGGCTACTGCTCCAATCGCATTTTCCCATGTAAGTGTACCACTTAGAGTGTTCCATGCCTCTGAGGCTGATACCTGCTCCCATTGAAGTGCAACTTGAGAGAATTCTATCGGACTAAGATTTATGGTTAAAAACAATTCGTTGAATCTAGTACTCCAACGCCAGCCTTCAACATAACCCTCAAATTGTTGAGTTGGGGCTATCTGAACAGGCAAGTCTGTTATTCGCATTGGCTGACCTACAAAGATTTGCAATAAAGCATCTCGGTCAGCATCGTCAATGGCTGAGTTAGTTAATGGAAATGTAATGCTGTCGAATAAGGCTCTTGGATAGGATCTAAGAGCAATAAAGCGATCAGCCACAGCTTGTGCATCGGTGGCATCATGCAAGACTGTATTGAGGGTTTCACCTCGATAACCAAAGGTTGCAATACTAGTTAGATCAATTGCGGTTTTCTGTGATCCATAGTTGTTGCCGTAATTCAGGATAATTTCATTGCGAACATCTGCGCCTCTAGTTAAAACCTTTAATCCTGCACCAATCGCAGTATTGGCTGAAATCTCTGTGTATCCATTATTTGCAAGGTAATTCTGTCGATGCGTTGTGTCAGCGTAGGAGATGCGACCCTCATTGTCCTCATACAAAACACCAAGTGCGCTATTAGCAATAAGGCTTGCAATGTTGTAAGTCGTGTCAGGATCAGCAGTTCGATTTTCAAGTTCATAAACTCCCGGGCGATCAATTTCGCCAAGTCCTATATTTTCAGCATTTGCCCAAGTAATTGTTGCATCATATCCTGACCAAGTTTCAGCTGCTGGCACTTCATTCCAATTGTTTAAGAATAATTCTGAAAGCAATTCATAGATTTGATCGCCGTCATCATCTTGAGCCAATGTTCCGTTATAAATTACTTTTGGCAGTTTAGCCAATGAACCTAAAGCGAGGATTGTGTAAGTAAAGGTTTCAGCAATACTGCTGGCAGTTGCGACTTCGGTTGTAATATCTGTGATGTTGCCACCAAACAAAGTCCGATAAACATTTGTGCTGTCCTTGACTTGTAAAGTCAATCCGTCATTAACTTGCAAATTATAGTTTTCATTATTTAGGGCAACCAATTCGATTTGCAAATAAGATGGATTGGGTTGAGAGTAAATATCCTCACGACCAGCCTGATGGGCAATGTCTGAAATTGCTACATTTGTGTATTCAACCGAATTAATTGTAAGTTTCCAATCGGGAGTAAATACAGTCATTATCCGCCCTTGATGCCGTTGTTATACAGCTGTGGAACTGATCTTGATGCACTGTTATTTAATACCTTCGCAACTGCTCTTGCAGCACCTTCAGAATCTACCGCTTGAACAGTGATATTATTAACAGTTGTTCCAGCCCTTGCAGCACCTGATGCTAATTGAGCAGCGGTAGCAGGTTGAGCGTTAGCCACAGCAGAAGCAGCTTGACCGAATGGAGTTCCAACGGAGGTTGATGAACCTATCGTGCTAATGTTTGGCAAAATAGGAATGGCATTGTATGCATTAATTAATCGATTAATTCCTGAGATAGCATTATCAACAGCTGTTTGAATTGCAGATATAACTTTGCCGATAATATCAACAATTCCACCGGCAATAACTCCAACAGTCTTTAATGCTGCGCCTAAGCCAACAACTAAAACTGGAATAATCACATTAGTTATAAATTGACCAAATGCGTCAAATGCTTCTTGATTATCTTTAATGGCTTGTTTAATTGGATCAAAGTATTTAGCAAACTCTTGTAATTTAGGCACTACTTTATTGACAATAAGATCAACGAATCTTTCAACAAATGGAAGTAATCGATAACCAATTTCTTCTTGTGCTTCAGAAAATGCTTGCTTTAATCGATCAATTCTGCCTTGAAATGTTTCAGCGTTTGCAGCTGCTGCACCACCATATAGGTTGGTTAAGACTTTAGTAGTTTCTGTAAAATCCATTGCTTTAGCATCGGCTTGAGTTATACCAATGCCAAGTCTGACTAATCTTGTATCTTGTCCTTCATAGCCCTTTGATAATGCCTCGACAACTGTGCTGAGTTCTTTTCCAGTTCCTTTTGATATATCAATTGCAAGGTTAAGCAGTTTTTGTGATTGAGTTGTATCTTTTGTTGATACGGATAATCTCTGGAAGGATGCTCTCAAATCATTGTCTGTAATGCCGGTGGCTAATTGAGTTTGACGAATGTATTCCTCAGTTGCCTTAATTTGGGCATCAGTAGCCCCTGTGGCGGTCTTTAGAGCAGCAGCCAACCTTAACTGTGCTTGCTCATCCTCTATCGCTGATTTGACCCCATCAACGGCTAATTTAGTGCCATAGGCAACGGCAGCAGCAGCAGCGACCGCAAATGCAGCAGCAGCCTTTTTTCCAAAGTCAGCAATTTTACTTGCATTGGTTTCAACGGCTTTATCAGCTTCGCCTAATTTCTTTTTTAAGTCATCAACATCGGCAAGGATTGATAACTTTAAGGTGCGATTACCGGTTGCCATTAGACCCATTCCTTAATAATGCGATCAAAACTTGCTTCCCATTTGTTAATCAATTCAGGCTGAATTCTGCGAAGGGTTGGATAGATAAACCATCCCCGACTACCTCTGCCTTGCCGTCCTGAATATGCAGGAAACTGTTTGAACTTATTTGAACCAAACTCAACACCACCCCATAGGGTTTGCGTAGTAGCACCACCTGAAAACTTTTGTCTTGCGAAGCCATAACGGAACTCACCGATTTTGCTTGACTTTGAGATGCTAACTCCGTCCGCAACTCTTTGCGCAACTTTGCCAGATTTTGTTCTTGTTTGAGCAGCTGCTTTAATTTCCTCTGATGCAAAATACGCCAAAGCAGCAGATTGAGTTCTTGCTTCCTCTGTTGCTTGGTCATCCATAAGTTTGAATGCTTTGTAAATATCACGCAGATCGTTTTTATTGTATGCGATAGTTTCATTTGCCATTTCTCGCCTCCAATATCTCGATCGCTGTTAATATGTCATCCGCATCAACCCATTCGCTCATTGGTATGTGAGTTGCAATTGCCAACTCAACCAACAATCTGTTTAGGCTTCCTGCTTTGTGGCTTTTGGGTCTGCATCACCGACTATTACATCGGCAATTGTTTCCATCCAAATATCCATTGGTTTGACTGGCTTGCTTCCGGCAATCTCACGCTTATGAGCATGATAAGCCAAAAACATAAGATCCCAAATA